CAAGAGAACAGGTCGTTCAAGAAATTGAGATAAGGAAGCATCTTTGTACACACTTGTTTGGCGTGTACTATCAGGCGCAACAGACATATCAACATTTTCTCCAATTTCCTTATCAGAGAAATCCAAGATTGTTTGTTTACCAGATTGAAGTTCTTCAGTTTCTTCAAAATCTTTCCGAAGGTAGTGCTCAGCAGCGTCTGAGCTCACGTCTGGGGTATGGTCCCCAGTTCCCTCCGACAATCGGTTGTCGGTCACCACTGTTATACTCGAGCGTGAGTTTAAAAATAGTGTATTGTTCTGAATCCGATTTTGTTCTGAATGATGAGGTGGATTAGCCTGATCATTCCTAATTGACTCTAATGTGCCCGAGTCAATGGAGGCTTCTAAATATATCCATCGCACTCCCTCTTCAATCTTTTGGTTCAATTTTTCATTCATTGACACATAAAGTATTGAACGGTAATGTGAAGAATATTTGGCCCGTAATCGTAAAAAACGGGCCTTCAACAAAAAATTTCTTTTATGTCTACCGGTGTACCCCAAAATATTGAGAATTCGCAATAGTCCCCACCGTGGGATAAAAGCGATATGCGTCACACGATAATTATATTGGAGAGACACCTCATATAAGAAGTCCTCACTTATATAACATACGTTAAATTGCTCATCATCTGAGCCATTAGTCACATACATTTCTCCACTTTGTAGAATCTCTTGGCCATCTTCTTCCTCCACATCGTAGAATTCAAAATGGACAATATCGTTTGTACGATACAAATCAAGATAATAATCATACGGGGGAAAATTTCGGGGGTTGTATTTAATTGCTAAAGTGTTACAACACTCGAGGATGAGAGATCTATTCTCTTCATAGACATCCCTTCCGTGGAAGAAGAATTCACGTAAACCTGAATTCATAGTTGCTAAATCGCGCTCTTCCTGCGTGATACTCTTAGAACATAATCCTACCAAAAAAGATTTTTGAATGGAAGATATTGCTAGCGGTCCAACATAACGACCCAAATCGTCACTGTAAACAAAACCTCTCTTAAGAAATTCAATTTCAGAAAGATTCTTGCTTACGTAGCTACCCTCTTTTTTATCGGCTCTGGTGTAAACAACACTAATTTTCTCTAATGAAGTTTTCATTGATCCGAAGTTGAATTGAGATATGATATCACTACTAACAGCGATCATATTATCGTCACCATAAAAACGTTCAGTTATGCGATTCATAAAGAGTTGAAGCTCCGGATCATCCTTCACAACATCTCGATACGCGAATCGAACATACATTCCGTTGCCAAAGCAATTAACGATAACTGTTAAGGGCTCACCACTAACATGGTTACGCAAAAATGATGATAAAGTTCCATTGAAATCGATAAAAGCAAAAGCAACATCTGCTGCTATAGCGCGGTAAATCTTTTTCAACTCGATCTCTGTGAACCCACATAGGTCATCTAGGTTCATAATAATATGATCACCTGCTTCGACTATAGCAGAGTACAAAAGTACCGCTTCCATCTTCTTGTCATAAGCTCGATAATCACCATCGAATATGTTACCATCCCCATGTTTGAGCATAGATGTAGCTAAATCATGCCACTCCTTAGAGTGAGCATTGATACCAACAGCGCACCCAAAATTACCTGGGTTTCTCTGGATTACTCGAATGAGTGATCCAAAGAACATGCGCATAACAACAACTAATGGAGTTGGTGCTCCCATAAAGATCCGAATTTTGCCAAGAGCATTTTTCTGGGCAGCTCGAGCTTCATCTTTCTCAGAGGCACAAAAAATGGGATTACATCGTTCTCCTTGCCGATAAGTTTCTATCATTCTCTCAACTGATGAGATCAATTCATCATCAAGGACGAAGATTCCTTTGTCTTCGTCGAATGATATTTTCTCCCTTTTTGGTTTTCTCCATGGAAATCCAAGGCTAGTATTCATAGCAAGAGAATTAACATAATTCACGCCGGGAGCTCCCGACACTGCTGTCTGAATATCATACAATTGTAAGAGTTTAAGTTCCTCATTTGGAACTTGGCTCATATATTGCGATATAGTCTTATTTGCTAGCCATTGGGCGTCTGCAGATGTGATCATCAGATTGGGTTCTGACATATCTTTCATCGCATGATACCAAGGCTTCCATGTGCCCAAAAGAGGTGTTTCATGTGTTGTACTCCATCCTTTTCCTTTGAAAAATGGAGCTATAGCCGTTTCTCTAACGTTGGATTTCATATTTGAAGTCCCGGTAGAGAGCGAGCCATAGATTGCACAATTGGATTCATCCAGAAATAGGACAGGGTCACGACGATTAATAGTTGGGTATAAACCAACTATCTTGCTCCCCTCTTGTAAAGATACTACGCCAGCATCGATCAAGATCAAATCTTGAACGTCTTCTTTGTAAATTTTACTACAAAATGCTCGATTAGTTGCTTTACCAGCAGTATGAATACCCATCAAAATAGGACCATATGCTGTAGAGGCTATTAAAACACTTCCACAATCTCCCTTAACGGTCGCACATTCACTCCAGTACCCTTCAACTTGTAGTAAGTTGAGGGTACCTCTGGAAATATGCGTGGCAGCACGTACTATTAGTTCTCCTTGGTTATTACGCTTAATGTAGCGTCCATGAGAACGAACATCAAAACCTCGTGCGGGTAATAGATGATCTAAACGGGCTGCAGGTGGGAAGTTGTTCAATTCAATGAGAGCAATGTCACCTATAATCTTCTTGATACTTTTCTTTGAGATTTTCAAACAAGTATTGCGTGTTCCTGCCTTGCAAAGGGGCATAAATATGCATTCCATGCGAAATTCATCAGAACATAAATCAAGAATATGTTTATTTATGAGGTAAATATTACCTCCTAATGCCAACATATTATTATCGCAAGCGGTACCATTATTAGTAAATACTGTAATAGCTACCACATTGCGTCCAATGATCTCATTTAGGTGATCATCATCTAACCCTTTCATGGATTTTGATTGACGCGATACTGTAAGAGGTGACAAATGAATTGAATCATTTGTCCACTTAGCAGCACTCTTTTCAGATTGCGGTGTGGGACGCATAAATGAAAATTGGAGAGCTTCCACTGTACGTAGAGCTCTAATCATACCAGCTGTTACCGCAATGGTAGTAGCAACAAGAACGTATTTCTTGTTGGCCATTGCTGAATCATAGAATGATTGAGCAATTGAGCTGATTTGGGCCCTTGTTGGGAGTGTGGGTGCTTCCAAAACTATATCGGACAGACCTGCAAATGGATTACCTATAAAAGATAATACATTATCAGCTCCACGCATAACAGAATTAGATATCCGCATAGCTGGAATAGCTCTCCGAAAAGCATTTATGTGAGCTCGCTCACGAGATAACCCTACGATCCACCAAAGATAAATAAAGAGCAAGTAACCTAATACTCGCTCCTTCAAACTGAGGTTATTCATCCAAGGAATAATCGCTTGCAAACCAGCCTGTAATTGAGGACAAACCCTACAATTACCAATAGGAACATGATGTTCACACATTTGCACTCTTGCCATGCTCGCCATCTTAACCTTGATATCCTTTTGTGATGCCATGTGGGAAAGAAGCTTCGTTCGTAACCAGGGCAAGAAGTCAGACATACCCACATTATTTAGTTCAGAAACTAAAATTGGTGTACATGTGGGCGTACTACCATCTTCGGGGAGAGGTGCTGCTAATACTTTCTCAACTGTTATATCCCAGAAATCAGGGTAACAAGTCGTATAATCAACAACACACTTACTCGGGTCAAGCATCGTTTGAGCATCATCCATCTGATACTTCTCATTCACTTTAACTGTGATGCGATACGGGAATCGTCTCATTAATGCCGTGGGATGATAGGCATAATGGTGTACGTTCATCCAAGGATGATTGGTTGTGGCTACAACTACCAAAGGTCTGGCCGCAACACGACCTTTTTCAGAAAGATCTGCCATGTTACACAGTAAAGAGACTGTGTTCATAAGAGAAATAATCTCATCAGCAGAGGGGTCTGTTCCATTTACAGCACTTGGTTTGATACTTCCTACATCATCAAGTAAAATGAACCACATATGTGATTTGAAACCGCTCCAAAATGGATCTCTAAAATTCCGAGTATATTTATACTCAGGCTCATCCTTCTGACCTAAAACTTTAGCTGAATAACTAAATATAATATCAGAAAATGATGATTTTCCAACACTTGAGTTACCAAAAAGTGATAAGCCAAATGGCATTATACGAGATTGACCAACAATATGTTTCGTTTGGTAGTCGGCTAAAAATAACTCTAACCTATTGACTACAACTGTCAACATTTTGCGATCACCATTTGATTTGGCATGCTTAATAAATTGGTGTCCATCGGATATACATTCAATGAGTTCCTTTTCATATGTTTGGAAACTAAATTCCAAAGTATCGGGATCACATGAAAGCATTGATGTCCATTTCTCAATCAATTGAGTCTTATCAAACCAATTTGTGTAAGTACTCGGAGAATGCAAAAGAGGGCTCAAAGTACCCTCCGCTACGCAGACTAGGAGTTGACTGCAGGTAAATTCAATGGCATCTAAGATCGCGTGGATAAAAGATGTAACTTGCTTTGACTTTTTCTGAACTTTAAATTCAGCATAAACAATCTCAGCAACTGATTCAGGAAGTCCCATACTCTCAAGTACGGAGAAAGCCATGCAATAACTAGCAACATTGCGAATTTTTTCAATGAATCTAGAATCATTTAGACGATCCCAATTATCTAAAACGGATCGTAATTCAGAGGATTGAAGATCCTCTTCTGATCCAATGAAATCTCTCTCATTGAGTTGCAGAAAACGAATGACATGAGTCGAAACAGCTTTTCCTGTAAAGCTGTTAAGACATAGTGTGATCGCGGCAAAGCGACCAAGATGAGATCTACTTTCATTAAGCAACATCACAGTAGCTATAAGTGTTTCCACTTTATGCGCTGTAAATAATGTGCCTTGTTCAGTATATCTTGAGATTAGGTAATTTTTTAAATCACCTAATCTCTGTGCGTAAATATCTCGCAGACCAATCTGAAATTCCTCAGAAAATCGCCTATGTGCGAGAATATTACGCTGTTGCGTTAAACTG